GTATCGAAATTTGGTAAATAACTAATGAAATAGGGACCAACCCTTAATAAGATCAATCCCTAGGGCTGATTTAACCATGTATATACCTAATCCTATAAATACAGCTTGTAAAGCCACATACATAAGAACTCCAATTACTCGGAGGATAAACAACCAGTCTGTATTTCTCTTTCTAGGTACCATATAGCTTTTCCTAAATCCTCTGCTTTCTTAGAAGGGTCTTTTCTCCCTGCTCTACATATATATTTTAATGCATTACCTAAATGATAATTTAACTTCCAGTCTTCAATAACATCTATAGCTTGATAATCTCCATATGTATAATGGGCAGGACTATTAATTATCTTGTTTTTTGTCGGCATTATCTTCCTCCTTAAAGTTTAAATGCATCTGTGAAGACTGTGGTTCACTACTAACCTCTGTATATTTAGCATCTTTTTTCTTATTGTAAGGAGTCATTACCTTACCTTTAGTTTCATAGAAAAATAGTTGCCCGATTTTCATTCCTGCATAAACGGTTACAGGCTGGGTTACAATTAACTCCAAAGTCCAATGATTACAGAAGCCTACGTCACCGCGACCTGCCGTAGCATGGATAAAAATACCTAAACGTCCAATAGAACTTTTACCATCTAGAAAAGGTACGTGTTTATGACTTTCTGTATATTCTACTGTACTTCCTAGGTAAATTCTACCTGGTGTTAAAAGTAAACCGTAGTCTGGAATGGTAAAGTTTATAGTTTCATTATCTTTTTTTGAATCTAATTGTGCTTTGTTGTAACAAGTTAATAATGGACCTAAGTGGACATCATAACTATTCGACCCTAAACATTCCATGTCAAAAGGCTCTATTACTATCTCTTTTCTTTGAATTGCTCCTGCAATAGCACTATCTGATAGTATCATCTATACCTCTATACATTTAGAGAATAGTTTCTCAAAATCATCAACCTCGTTTGATAAAGCTGACATATATTTTTGAACCCTATCCAACTTGTAACTAAAATACATTAAATCATCTAATGAAACTTCTTTTTTTTCCGACCTCTTTTCCTGTTCTTCATACCAATTATGAAACGATTCTGATAATAAATTTTCAGTATCAAAAAACTTTTTAATGTACTTCCTATGGTTACACATATATTTTAATTCTTCTAAAGATATATTATAAGATTTTTTTTCTAACTCTTGGTTTAAGAATTTATTTATCCCCCTTAACCTGGACAATATTAGAGATGCTGAGGCGTATTCGTCCGGACAGGTGTTATGCTCATATCCTATAGGAGGTATGTTTTTGTACTCATCTACTGATGGTTGAAGTATCCATCTCATAATTCTCTCCCTTTCCTATAAATGAGGGAAGGACAGGAATGAGTCCTTAATACGAACCCTTCCTTCCCTCGACAGCGTTTGCTTTAAACGACCTGTTACCAAGTATCTTACCCCATATTTCATGTCTAGTCAACTGTTCTTTAACAGTATCTATATAGATAGCCGCCTTTTTTTCTTTTATTTCTTTTTTGAATGGTTTTCCAAACATTTTATTTTTAACTAACTTTTCTGCCTTAAAACAACCATTTATATAAGCATTCTTATTTTTAAGGTCTACAGATACACTTATTATGTACCTGTTATTACAAGGTTTAGTAAAAATATCATCTTTAAATTCAAATAAATGAGATGGTTCATAACCGGACTTAATTTCGCCTTTAACACAATATTTATCTTTACTGTTTAAAGATAGTAAATCAGGACCAAAATTTTTATTAGACCTATCATATATATTTAAATCTACTTCAGATATTTTATGTCCAAATTGTACTAACACTCTTCTAGCGGCGTACTCAGATAGTATGGATATATAAATGTCTTGCCAACATTTATCTTTTGTTAGCCCAGGATCTCTTTCTTTATACTTTATATATCGTTCTTCATACGTGTCGTTAGCGAAGCCTATTGCATTTGACATTTCAGTTGGCTTTATTTCCACTATTAAATTCTGCATTTACTTTCTCCCTAAGACGTTTTTCTAAATTTCTAATTTTATTTTGTAAGTATTTATTTTGATTTTTTAAAACTTCTACCTCTTTTTCCGCTCGTTTTTTTCTTAAATATAGACGATTTTTATCATCTATTAATTGATCAATAATTCTGTCTCTCTTACTTTCAATTTTTGTTATCTTTGACATCTCCGACTCCTTTAGGGCACCAATTATAATGGTGTGGAATAGTTAAGTAGTCTCCACCGCATTGACAGGACGTTTCATAGTCGTCTTCATATACTTCAATAGCTTCATGAGCTATTACAATTTCCTCTCCTTTTGCAGAAATAAGTTTGACAGTATAGAAATGTTCTGATTTGTATGTTATAGGGTTTTTAACACTGTGAGACTCTAAGATTTTCCCTATTCTCCCTTTATGAATACCGTGTTTAGTAACTTTAATATAAGTACCTGTCCTAACTTTCATTACTTACAATACCTTTCTGAAATTGTAGACTCTACACCAACCGCCACATCCGGAACCACGACTTTCATAGAATCTATCATAATCTTTTCTTGCAAAAAAATCAAGTCTTTTGCGTTCTTTTTTCCAACTTCGGTTATAATTTCATCGTGTACAAAGCCAACTACCTTAAATCCCTTGTGACATAGGTTATATAATGCCAGTTTAGCGCCATCAGCCGCAAGTCCTTGGAATGGGGTATTCTTTTCTGCACAGAACGTAGTATCGGCTCTTAACCGACCAGTCCGTGTCCATACATAGCCGTTTTCACCCGCCAAGTACTTTCTCATCTCAGGAAATGCTTTAAACCATGCATTCCGCATGTTTCGCGCCTCATCTTCATTTATATCTATTCCATACCCTCTAGCAAATTCTAAAAAGGTCTGAATACCTAGCCCTCCAGGAAAGCCAAAATTCGCTGCTTTTGCAGCTTGTCGCTGCCATTTCTTTACTTCGGTTTCGTCCACTTTGAATAAAACAGAAGCATAGTACCGGTGTAAATCTTTTCCTTCATTTATCTTCTCCCTCATTACTGAATGCCCAAATTTATCATATAGAACCTGAGCTAATGTTGACAATTCAATTGCACTATAATCCGTTATAATGAAAGTATACCCTTCCTTGGCTTTAAACATACTTCTAATTTTACCGTCCCTAGGCAACTGTTGAAAGTTGGGTTTAGAACATCCTGTTCTTCCTGTATTTTTAAGTAGATCATATCTAGGATGTACTCTCTCTCCTGTTAAATTTCTAATAAAATGCGTTGTTTTTTCCATAGATTTATAATCTAAATAAGCTTTAATAAAAGGGTTATCCTTGTAACCTTTTAAGTCCTCTTCTTTCATACTATAGTCACCGGTCGGTGTTTTTGGTAAATCTGTTAGTTTTAAAAACTCTATAGCTTTATTATATCTAATTTGATTACCTTTCTCACCTCTAACGTAACCATATGTTGCCATTTTTCCTGCTAGGCTTAACAGTTTTTCGTTTAATTCTTTTAAAAAATCTTTTGCTACCAATTCATCAAAACCTATTCCATTTTTATATATTCTATTTAAGGCAATAGAGCCAACTAATTGGATTTGATGAGAAAGGCAGGTATCTGATTTAGTGGCTTTTATTAAACCTTTTAACCTGATATAAGCCTGGTAAGTTGCGAGTACATCTTTTGCACCATACTCTAAAAACTCTAGCGGTATTTCTTGTATTTTCTTGCCTTGGAACTGTTCAAAGTTACATCGGACCCCTTCATCTTTTTCCAAGGTGATTCCGAACAACTGTTGCGTAACCTCAGAAAGGCTATACTTACGAGGAACATTACCCAAAGTAGCCAAATAATAGAGACGATACATAATAAGTATGTCATAAACTAAATCCTTTTCTATTTGGTTATGAACTCTCCAATCAGTTGCTTTTTCTAAAACATCTACATCAAAAGAAGCGTTGGCGAATACGAAACAGTGGTTTGGGTGGGATCGTAGGAATCTTGCCACATCACCTCTTTCGACATAGAAGAGAGACTCCCCATCAAATATCTGAAAAGTTATTAAATCAGGAGTCTCTGTAAAGGGGACATAAGTTGTTTCAGTATCGATGGCAAGAGTATGGTTTAACTTCTCTCCCTGCCAGGTTTTGATTGTATACTCTTTACCATCGTACTTCATTACTTACGAATCCATTTTTTAATTTTGTTATTAGCCCCATAAGTGGCGT